GTCATCGAGGTAATTAATTCCTATCGTTTGATAGACCGTTTGAAAGGCTTGGAAAATCAAAATGGCGCGTGGCGGGTATCGCCCTGGTTCGGGACGACGCAAGGGCAGTAAGAACTGGAAGTCTTTAGGCGAGGCTGCGGCTCCGATTGTCGTTCAGCCGGTGCCACAACATGAAATTCCGCCAGGCATGTCGCCGCTTGAATACATGTTGAGCGTAATGCGCGATGGGGATGCGGATTCGGCAAGGCGCGACCGCATGGCGATTGCAGCCGCACCGTTCTGCCACGCGCGGGCCGCGGACGCGATGCCCGGCAAAAAGGAACGCGAAGCCGAGAAGGCTCGCTTGGCAGTCACCACCCCATCTTCCCAATGGGGCGACGATCTCAACGCGAACGTTCAGCCCAACTAGGTTAGCGCGATGAATCTGGAAGCGACAGCATTGCGCGAGCGATTGTGATGGCCCCTGCTTGATTTGGGACACGAGCCTGCCCGACTGGGAAACCCGCTTACTTGCCGGCAAGTCTCTAGTTCCCGACTTGCCGTTATTTGAATCGCAGGCGGCGCTTGCGCTTCGCTGCTTCAAAAGGTTGAAGATCCCAGACGTTATCGGCACGCCGACAATGGAAGTCGCGTGCGGTCCCTGGTTCTTCCCGATTGTCGAGGCGCTGTTCGGATCGCTGGACCCCAAGACCAATCGGCGGCACATCCGCGAGGTCTTTCAGTTAATCCCGAAAGGCAACGCAAAAAGCTCAAACGGTGGCGCAGCTATGCTGACCGCCATCATTGTCAACAAACGTCCGGAAGCCGAGTTCCTGTTCGTTGCGCCGACGATTGAGATTGCGCAGATCGCGTTCAAGCAGGCCAAAGGGACTATCGCACTAGACCCGGAACTGGCGGCGATCTTTCACATCCAGGATCACATTCGCCGGATCACGCACCGGCATACTCACGCGACGTTGCAAATTAAGGCGTCAGACACCGAGGTCATCACTGGCAGCAAAGCGCTGGGGACGATGATAGATGAGACGCACGTTTTTACCCAAAAAGGTAGGGCGGCGGAAATCTTCGTGGAGCTTAGGGGCGCTTTGGCCAAGAGGACGGATGGATTCCTCTGGCAGACGACCACGCAAAGCAAGAGTCCGCCGTCCGGTGTTTTTGCTGCTGAACTTGGACTAGCCCGGCAGGTCCGCGACGGCAAAGTTAAGATGCCAATCCTTCCGGTGCTTTACGAGCTACCGGATCGGCTGAGCAAGGACGACGGCTGGAAAAACAGAAAATACTGGCCGCTGGTCAACCCGAATCTTGGCCGGTCGGTAGACGAACAATTCCTCGAAACCCAACTGACGAAGGCTGAACTTGAGGGGGCGTCGCAGTTAGCACTTATCGCCTCGCAGCACTTTAATGTGCAGGTTGGCATCTCAATCAAGATTGATGGTTGGGCCGGCGCGCAAGTATGGGAGCGCGGGATCGAAGAGGGCCTCGACTTAGACGAGATTATCCGCCGGTCTGAGGTCATCACCGTTGGGGTTGATGGTGGTGGACTGGACGACCTCCTCGGCGTTGGTGTGATTGGCCGAGAGCGGGGCACAAAGCGCTGGTTGGCATGGGGTCACGCACTCATTTCAGACATTGGAATGGACCGCCGCAGGGCTAACGCAGCGCTCTACGATCGCTTTGAGCATGAAGGTTCGCTGACCAAGTTTATTTACAGGCCGCCAGAAGAGGGGGCGCCGTTTCCGTACAATATCGCTTTTGTTACCGATATTGTGAAGAAGATTTACGATGCGGGATTGCTGGCGCAAGTCGGAGTGGACGCTGCTGGCATCGGGGCCATTGTCGATGCGTTGGCAGATATCGGCATAACCCAGGATGCAGAAAACCTAGACGCCGTGCGTCAGGGCATCGCGTTAATGGGTGCCATCAAGACGATGGAAATTAAGCTAGCCGATCACAGCTTTAGGCATGACGGCAGTGGAATGATGAAGTGGTGCGTCGGCAATCTGAGGATGCTGCCTACGCGCACGGCGATGATGGTCGCCCGTGACGAATCTGGATACGGCAAAATCGACCCGTTCATGGCGTTAGCTAACGCAGCTCATCTTATGTGCTTGAATCCGGAAGCTGCCGGGTCTGTTTACACGAAAGACCGGGGTCTACTGGTCTTAGGAATCTAAAGGGCGCGATACGATGGGGATTCTGTCGCGCATTGCTGATTTTATTATTAGCAAGTCCTCTGTCGGTGGATCAATAGATGGTTGGTTTAATGAATTCGGCCGATCTGGGTCGTCCGTAACCGGGATCTCCGTTAATCAATATTCAGCGCTGGCGTCGTCGTCTGTTATGGCGGCGACGACAATGCTCGCCGAAGACGTGGCAAAACTGCCATGGACTCTTAGGCGCAATATTGAGGGTGACGCGCCCCAGGAAGCAAAGGACCATTATCTCTACGATTTGTTACAAGAGCCCAATGAATGGATGAATGGGTTTGAACTACGGGAGATGATGCAGGTTGGGCTGATCCTGCGCGGTAACGCCTATGCCTTCATTTTGCGTAACCAGCGCGGTATTCCGGTTGAGTTGATTCCGTGGAACCCCGACCGCATTCAGCCGTGGTCGTCAGCTAACGGCGATCTGTTCTACCGGCCGACTGCTTATAATGTCCACGAGCAGGCTCTTCTGGAACGGCTGTCTTCGCAGATCGTGTCTGGCCTGATCCCGGCCGAAGACACCTTTCACATCCGCGGGTTCTCGATTGATGGGCTCGTGGGATTGTCGCGGATCTCTGTGGCGCGCGAGGCTATTGCGCTCGGGCTTTCTCAGGAACAGCAGGCCGCCCGTTGGATGGGCCAGGGCGCGCGTCCGTCTGGGATGCTGACCACAGATCAAAAACTGACGAAGGATGCCGCCAAGCGACTTTCTGATGATGTCAAAGAAAATCTTTCGGGGCTTCAGAATTCCGGGAAGTTGCTTGTTGCTGAACAGGGCCTGAAGTTCCAGGCCTTCTCCATGACATCCTCTGACCTGGAATTCATCGCGTCTCGGCAATTTCAGTTGCAAGAGATAGCGCGCATCTTCCGCATCCCGCCGCACATGATGGGCGAGATGTCGAGAAGCACGAACAACAATATCGCCCAACAGGCACAGGAATACATCAATTACACGCTCACTGGTTACACCGACCGTTGGCGGGCGAAGCTGTCTCAATGCTTTGCGCTGCGTAAGGACAATTTATCGGTCGAGTTTGACTATCGTGAATTGACAACCGCTGACATGACTTCGCGCATCAATGATTGGCGCACGCTGATTATGTCGATGGTGGCCAAGCCTGATGAGGCTCGCGTCGATCTCGGCATGCGGCCGGAAGGCGGCGACGCCAACAAATTGTGGTTCCCGTCGAACATGGCCGCCGAGGGTAGCCAGTCCACGGGCACGGCACCGGATGGGGCTGGGCGACCGAATGCTGATGCGCCGCCAAACGGGACACAGCCGAGCGCGCAGCCGCGCGCATTGCGCCAAGTCGTTTAGGAGATATTGATCGATGCGGGCTCGTGCATTCCCCGGTAGCGGGTCTGAGGTCGAGGCGCGATATCAGCGCGCCGGCCAGTGGATACGCGCTACGATCCTCGGTGATTTTGATGCAGCAAACTGGTGCTCTAGGAATGGGGTGCTGCTGATTAAGGCCGCGTCTGAGACCGTTGGCGGGTCTGGCGGGTTTCTAGTTCCGAAAGAACTGGCGAATGCCATATATGACATTCGAGAGCAGTATGGTGCTTTCCGTCGCCGCGCTCGGATTGAGCCGATGGCTTCTGACAGCACGGCAGTGCCACGTAGGTTGGGCAGTACGAGTGCATATTTCACCGCAGAGAGCACGGCGCCGAGTTCAGAGAGCAGCGCGACGTTCGACGTGATCAACCTCACGGCTAAGAAGGTCGCCGCACTCGTTCGTATCTCCAGCGAAGTTGATGAAGACGCCATTAGCGACATCGTTGATGCGGTTGCCAACGAAATTGCTTTTGCGTTCGCCGCTAAGGAGGACGACTGCGCATTCAACGGAGACGGAACATCGACTTATGCCCATATGCGCGGCATTGGGACGATCGTCCTGGATGGAAACCATACCAAAGCGAAGGTTACGGCGGCCTCTGGCCATAACACGTTCCTGACGCTGGATGCGACCGACCTAGCCAATCTCATGGGCTCGGTGCGTGCAGCCGCAGTTCCGAATGCAGGGTGGTATTGCTCGCAGACGGGCTTTGCGCAGACGTTTTGCCGACTCGCTGGAAGTTCGGGATATCTGTCGGCCGAAGTCGTGGATGGGATTTACACGCCCTACTACATGGGCTTTCCAGTCATTTTCACCCAAAAACTCCCGCTGTCTTCTAGCAGCCTGACAGGCCAGACCATGATGGTCTTTGGCGATATGTACTTAGGGGCAGTGCTTGGTCAACGTCGGGCTATCACGTTGGCTCGGTCGTCGGATCGTTATTTGGACAGTGATCAGATTGCAGTGCTAGGCACGGAGCGATTCCACGCGGTCGTGCATGACCTCGGCGACAACACTAGCTATGGCGCGCTGGCCGCGCTCGTCGCTCCGTAACGAAGGCATTAGCGCACATGGCTCGAAAGCTCTCGATCGATGAATTCCGCGCCTCCGCTTCGAAAGAAGGGGCTGCGGTGGAAGGGATTGTTCTTCGCTTTGTCCCGATCGCGGACCCGGAGGTGGCGCAGGATGATAGCCGCACGGTTCGCTTTATCTTTAGTGATGGCACGGTCGATCGTTCTGGTGACAGCATCAACCCAGACGGGTGGCAAGTTGACTCGTTTATGAAAAACCCCGTCGCGCTGTGGGCACACGACAGCACGTCGATGCCGATTGGGCGGGCGTCAAATATTTCAGTTTCCGGTGGCAAGCTGCGCGGTGACATTGAGTTTATGCCGCGAGAGATCAACGAACTTGCGGATAATGTTTATCAAGCCGTCAAGGGCGGCTGGTTAAAGGCCGTCAGCGTTGGATTTGTACCGCTTAATTGGTCCTATTCGAAAGAAAAAGATCGGCCGTTTGGCATTGATTTCAACAAGCAGGAGCTGCTGGAAGTATCAGTCTGCCCGGTGCCATGCAACCCAAACGCCTTACAAGAAGCGAAGGCGGCGGGCTGCGACATGACTTGGATAAACGAATGGGCGTCGAAGGTTCTTGAGGAGAACGGCCACGTTGTGGTCGAGCGCAATTTCCTTGAGGAGACGTTCAGGAAAGCCAAGACGCCGCGTTCCGATAGACAGAAATACTTGGCCAAGTCACAGTCCGAGGAATGGGTAGTCGGGGCATCGCGCGATTTGCCGCTTGATGATGCATCGACATGGGACGGTGCTGCCGCAGCCAAGAGGATGCTTGACGCGGCAGGCTTTGACGGAGACAGCCCAGATGCGGCCAAGGCCGCCAAGGGGTTCTTGCTTCGCGACAAAGCTAATCCAGACTTGCGCGGGAGCTATAAGCTTCCGTTTGCTGACATTGTCGGTGGGTCGCTCAAGGCCGTGAAGGCCGGCATCAGCGCGGCGGCGGGACGTCTCAATCAGACTGACGCTCCTTCGTCCGTATTGGACGAGGCAAAGTCCGTCATCGATGGCTACGAACAGAAATTCGGCGAAGACAAGGCGGTGGCAGAAGTGCCCATCGTCAAGTCTGGCCGCCGCATCAGTGCCGCCAACGAGGCGGAACTGCGTAAGGCGATGGATCATCACGAATCTGCGTCTCAGTGCATTAAGAACGTCCTAGCCAGCAACGCTGCTGACGAGGACGGTGACGAGCCTGACGGTGGACAGGACGGGGACAGTCAGATGATTGTCGTTGAGCCTCCAATGTCCATGTCCATGGAGATGGATCAGCGGGCAAAGCGCCTAGCTGAAGCACGAGCGATTAGAGCTTCGCTCAAACACTAACTATGGGCCACACGCCCAGGGGCCTGCGTATGCAGGCCGATCACTAACTCTTATTTGGAGTCTCAGTTTTAGTTCGCCTGCCCCGAAACGTCGGGACGGGCGGGCCGCGCATCGCGTCGCTGGCGAGACATGCCGTTTTCCGCGCGCCCCAAGGCAGCGCGCTCCCAGCACATGAAAGACGATGCGATGAGCAAGAAGTTCGAGCTAAAGCAGGCGCTTGCCAAAGCCGCCGAAGAACTTGAGGCGATGGCGGGCAAATCGGAAGAAGACGGCTTCTGCGAAGACGTTTATGACGCACTCCGAGCCAAGATCGATGGCCTTCAAACGCAGATCAGCCGCGTAGAGGCTGCGGAAAAGATTGCGGCCAATCTCGCGCAGCCGGTTCCCGGAAATGATCGGCTGACGCCGCTCGCGCCTCCTAGCGCGCACAAGCTTTACGGCAAGCTGAAGCACTTTGCCGATCGCGAGATCGAGGGGCGCACTGTTCGCGCGCTCGACCAGGCATACACGGTCGGCCAGTGGTTCAAGGCGACGATCTTCAACAGCGCTCAAGCGCAAGAATGGTGCAAATCGCGCGGCGTTCCGGTGACGAAGGCGCAGAGCGAAGGCGTAGACTCGGCTGGCGGGTTTCTTGTCCCCGAAGAACTGATGGCCAACATCATCGTTCTTCGCGAAATGTTTGGCGTCTTTCGGCAGGAATGCCAAGTCATCCCGATGGGGAGCGATTCTCTTAATTGGCCGCGTCGCGTCGGCGGCCTGACCGCTTACTTCACCGGCGAGAACACGGCCGTCACTGAATCTCAAGCCTCCTGGGACAACATCAACTTGGTGGCCAAGAAGCTTGGCGCACTTACGAGGATGTCCAACGAAATCTCCGAGGACGCCGTTGTGTCCATCGCGGATTGGCTCGTCGGTGAAATCGCCTATGCCTTCGCGTCGAAGGAAGACGATTGCGGCTGGAACGGCGACGGTACGTCTACATATGGCGGCATCCGCGGCGTCTCGCAGATCTTCCAGGACGGCAGCCACACTGCCGGGCAGTATCAGGTCTCGTCGGCCACGTGGTCCTCGATGGTCATCAAGGACTTCACCGGAGTCATGGGCACTCTGCCGCAATACGCGCTAGCTAATGCCAAATGGTACATGTCCCAGCAGGGCTTCTACTCGATCGCTGCGAAGACATTCGCCGAGGCCGGCGGCAATCGTCCCGATACGCTCGCGGGCGACGTGCCGAAGCGCATCCTCGGCTTCCCCGTCGTGTTTAGCCAGAAACTTCCGGTCACGACTCCTGGCTCCGGTAAGCCGATGTTCTTCTTTGGCGACCTGTCCAAGTCGTCCGCCCTCGGCGAACGCCGCGGAATGACGATCAAGCGTTCCGATCATCGATACTTCGATGCGGATCAGATCGGATTGCTCGGCACCGAGCGTTTCGACATCAACAATCACGATCTCGGCGATACGTCTCTCGCCGGCCCGCTCGTCGCGGCCAAGTCGCCGTAAGCGGCGCTGAACCATCAGCCCTGCCGCGCTAGCGGGGCATTCCCAATCGCTTAGAAGGAATCTGCACAATGTTGTCTCAGCCCAAGATCGTGTTCGCGCTCGATGAAACTTCGACGACGGCCGCCGCGACTGCAACCGCGCGTTTCGACACCCTCGGCTATGACCAGTTGTCAATTATGGTCCGTGCCGGGACGGCGAATGTCGTTTCTAACAAGCCGACCGTCCTTAAGCTCCAGGAGGCAGACACCACGGACGCCTCCAACCTCGCCAATATTTCCGGATTTGTCGGTGGCACTGACTTCACTATTCCGAACGCCAATACGGCAGCGACCGCGACGCTTCAGAACGACTATCAGTTCAACGTCGATTGCCGGGCGCGGAAACGGTACATCGTGGTTTCGATCTCTCCAGCGACTACGCAATTGGTCAAGGCTGTGGGGGTGCTTACGCGGGGCGAAGCCGCTCCGAACACCACGGGCCGAGCCAACGTGATGACGCTTGTGGAAGGTTAATACCGTTCCCTTTTCCCAGGCCGACACCTGGGAAATCGAACGTCAGCTGCTGACTAGATGGGGCCGGGTGTCGGCCTGGCCCCATTGCTCCTCCCGACAGAGGCATAATGATAAAGCTTGATCTAGGTGCCGGCGATCGCTCTCCGGAAGGATTCACGCCGCTCGGCAACGTCAATGGAACGTTAATCTATCCACTGACCTACGAGGACGGTACGGCAGATTGTATCCGCGCATCGCATGTACTTGAGCACTTTCCTCATGCGCAAATACAGGCAGTGCTCAAGGACTGGGTTCGGGTGCTGAAGCCTGGCGGGGAATTGCGGGTTGCGGTTCCGAACTTCGAATGGATCGCCGAAAATTACGTCGCCGGCCAGCCCATAAATACGCAAGGCTATGTGATGGGAGGCCAAGTCGATGCGGCCGACTTTCACAAGGTAATCTTTGACAAAGAAAGCCTGACACATGAGTTTGCGGTTGCTGGCTTAATGCTGGTGCGGGAATGGAAGTCTGAACTGCCTGACTGCGCGGCGCTTCCGGTCTCACTTAATTTATGCGGCACAAAGCCGTATCAGTCGTCAATCAGCGTCTCTGCCGTGATGAGCATGCCTCGGTTGGCATTCACGGACAATATGTTCTCCTGTGTTGAGGCATTACCTCCGCTCGGAGTTAAACTCCGCAAGCACACCGGGGCCTACTGGGCGCAATGCATCGAGCGCGTCATTCAGGAGGCTATCGAACAGGATAAGCCGGACGCGATCCTGACCCTCGATTACGACACGTTTTTCACCAAGCGCGATGCATCGCAACTGATCCAACTTTTGTGCTGCCATCCCGAAGCGGACGCCATTGCTGCAATGCAGTCTGGTCGCGGGAAAGAGCTGCCGCTGTTCACGATCAAGAATGACGACGGGAAAAACGCCGGTCAGATTGCTGCGGAAGAGTTTGAGCCTGATCTGAGGAAGATCGCAACTGCGCATTTCGGCCTGACGATCTTCCGCGCCGAGAAGTTTTCTGGCCTCAAGCGGCCATGGTTTCACGACGTGCCAGCCGCTGACCTCACGTGGGGCGAGGGAAGAAGAGACGCTGACATTGCGTTCTGGGATAAATGGGAGGCGGCCGGGAACTCTCTCTACAACGCTAACCGCATTCCCGTTGGTCATCTTGAACTGATGATCAAATGGCCTGGAAGAGATCTTCGCGCGGTCCATCAAACGGTCGGCGATTTTCGCGATAAGGGCCTGCCAATAGACGCATGGCAATAGTTTGGAGCCGATCATGGGCGCCGCGCCTGGTCCGAATGAACTTGATCAATATGGAACGCGCGTATACCAGCGTTCAGATCTGTACCTGTCGGACGGCGTGATCCTCGTAGTCCAGCGCGGAAGCGATATTAGGGATGGCGACGGTAATTCCCTGATCGGTGTCGCGCGAACTGCGAGCCTGTCCGACTTCGCCGACGACGCCGCTGCCGCAATCGGTGGCATTGCTGTCGGGCAGTTGTATCGCAACGGAAGCGTCGTCATGGTGCGCGTGGCCTGACATGGGTCCGAACCTGATCTCGACCGTCACGGTCCCGGCTGACAGTTACGACTTGGCTAATCTTGACGATGTGAAGACGGAATTGGGTATCTCGGGAGGCGCTTCTGATGCAGTCCTGCGTCGATACATTTCGAGCGCGTCCGCGGCAGCTATACAATACTGTAATTGCGCATTCGTCGCCGAGACGATTACCGACGAGTTCTGGGCGCAGCGAGATCGGGGACTGCGTTTCGTTCACGGCGGAATTCCTGGGCTGCAATTGTCGCGCAGTCCGATCATCTCCGTCACGTCCGTTACGGAGAACGGGAGCGCGTTGGTTGATGCGACCGATTTCCGCATCGACTATGCGAACGGCCAACTGATTCGGTTGGACGTGAACGGATATCCAAGACCGTGGCCGGTCTTTCCGATCGTCGTGGTTTACGTGGGCGGTTACGCAACAGTGCCATCTGACGTGTCGGACGCGGTCATCCGCATGGCCGTTTCCCGTTACATGAACAAGGGCATTGATCCACTCGTTAAGAGCGTCACCGTGCCCGGCGTGATTACCGAGGAGCGTTGGGTTCCCAACACGCCGACCGGAAACATGACTCCCGACATTGAAGACGTTCTCGATAACTACCGGGTGCCGGTGGTCAGCGGTGCATGATGGATAACCCCGGCATTCATAACCTCGGCGATGCTGATCTCGCGGCAATCAATGCTGCTACGACGGCCGCCGTTATCACGCTGGTTTCAAACTCCAGCGGCAATCAGGCTTACGTCGGCGACCTGGATGGCATGCTTGGCGCGACGATCCTCGTGAATTTCAACCGCGGCTCAGGCGGGACGACGCTGAAGGTGATGATCGAAACATCCCTAGACCAGGGCACGACGTGGATTGAAGTCTCCCGCTTAGCGTTCGATACAACGAGCAGTCAGAGCTACATCAATCTGTCTGGTCTAACTGGAAAGACAACCCCCGCTGCGGCTGGCGCCTTGACGGATAATACGTCGGTGGACGGGATTCTAGGCGACCGTTTCCGAGCGCGCATTCTAACTGCCGGCACGTATGCTGGGAACACTTCTTTGTCCGTGCGTCTCTGCGCAAGATAAACGTTCCGCAGCCCCACTGCGGTTTCCCGCCCATCCAAAACGCCGCTTGGGCAACGGTTATCGCAGCGTCGTGAGACGCCGCATTCCCATGATGGAGCCCAACTACAATGTCCCGCTACGCTATTTCTGCCGGCAACGCCGGCTCTCAGCAGGCTATGACCACCACGTACAAGACCGTCCTGTCGCTGACGGCGGTCACCGGTGCCACTACCCTGCGCAAGGCTTGGATCTATGACGTATTGTTCGGTGCGGACGGTACTCCTGCTGACAATGCGATGTCATATGTGGTCAATCGCCAAACTACGGTCGGGACTGGGACCAGTGGCACCGGGGCACCGATGGATTCCGGCGATGCTGCGTCGCTGATTACTGCGACCTGTAATAACACGATTGAGCCGACTATCACGTCCGCGACGCAGTTGATCGAAATCGGGGTAAACCAGCGAGCCTCGTATCGATGGGTCGCCGCCCCCGGCGGAGAGCTTGTCGTCCCTGCCACTACCACTAACGGCCTTGGGTTCCGGGCCAAATCGCCAGCCTATACCGGCACGGTGATGGCGACTCTCCATTGGTGGGAATAATTGCTGTCGCGATTTACCGGCTCGGTCGAGAAGATCGGGCCTGTCGATGTCAGGGGAATGGCGGACTGGATTTCTGCCATTCCATTTGAGTGCTGGCCACAGCAGGACAAGCCAGGCTTGCCACTAAGGCCGGCGATGGTGACTGACCTCGGTTGGTTTAACTTCGGAACCCTGTGCGAGCCGGTTGTTAGCGACGTGATGGTCCATTTCCCAGGATGCACCGTCTATCAGCGGATGTTGTCCGTGGTGATGCCGGGCAACTATATTGAGCCTCATCGCGATCAGCAGGCCCCGTATTGGCTCTGCCGCGTTCATGTGCCGTTAGCAACTAACGACCGCTCTGATTTCATTGTCGATGGTCAAAGCCATCACATGGAAGTCGGGAAAGCCTATCGCGTGAATACGCTCGCTGAGCACTCCGTCATCAATGACGGGGACTCGCCGAGGGTTCATCTAATGTGGGATGTCCGCAAACCGTGAGGATTTATGAATCCCGTCGAACTTCGTAAATGGCGAGAAGCCCATCTTGGGATTGACATTCCTGATACAGCTATTGCGGCCCTTGGAAGCTTTCCAAGTCTGTATGCGAATGATCTTGCCGACAAGATTTCTATGTCTAATCCTGATATTTCTGCGTTCATTCGGGCTCTCTTCAAAGAAAGTATATGGGCCTATGACGGGTGGTCCAAGGCCCAGCGCGATGCCGATGCCGGTAAACTGTTGGCAGATATTTATACCGCAGCCGGTGGCTCCGGCGAGGGCGATCCGCAGAACCAATATACGTTCGTTCGTCGGTTCCTGAGCGATTATGCGGCAGCCAATAATCTGCCGAATCCGGCTGCGGCAACGAAGCCGAAAGATGATTGGAGTGAAAGACTTGGATTGACGCCAATCGGCACAGTTGAAGTCTCGGGACCGTCTGGGAACACGACGACACAAGACCCAGCCGCTCGTCCCATGAGCGGAGAGGCTGTGCTCCAAGTGAGTGCGCCTCCTAGCGAGAAGCCATCGGCATGATGTTGCGTGCACAGGGTTATGCCTGCATCACCGAGCCCGACAAGGCCGCGATAGAACTTAACACGTTCAGTTGTGGTCACTGCAATCGCGTGCGGCACGTCAAGGCAAAACAAGACCCGACAGAGGTTGGCGGGCTTTGCAAAACCTGCATGCGCCTGATCTGCCCCGCCTGTGTCAATCGCGGTCGTTGCGATCCGCTTGAAGCGAAGATCGAGCGTATCGAACGCACCTTGGATTTTGATCGCTGGTTTTTAGAGGCATCGCGCTAACATGAACGATTTTGGAGGATCATGGAGGAGCGCCAGCGGGTTTGGTGGGTCGCAGGTTAGCGTTATCAGTTTGACTGGAGGGGGCGGCGGGGGTGGCGCGACCACGACATGGAATCCGTCCGACAAAAGCGCAGCCATTAGTCTATCAAGTGGCAATTTAACCGCTACAGGCTCCAGTGCCACCTTCGCAGGCGTCCGTTCTATTGCTTCTGCGTCTTCTGGGAAGAAATATTGGGAAATTCACGCTGACACCATAAACGCAACCTCTCAGATAAGTACAGGGGCGGGAATTGCGGCTTCAAGTCTAGACTTCCCAGCGGGTTATACGTCCGGTGTTAGTTGGTTTTCCGGCGGGCTAATTTATGTAAATGGAGTTAGCGTTACGGACACGGGTATTTCATGGGCGCAAGGGGATACAATGTGCTTTGCTGTGGACATTGACAATAACCTTCTTTGGATACGCGCTAATGGAGGGAACTGGAATGCAAATGCAGGGCTTGATCCTGCGTCTGGTAGTGGTGGAATTGATATATCGACACGAGGGGCGGGCGCACTCTTTGCGATGGCTACTGTAGGAACTTCAGGCTCGGGGAACGATGTTTTTACCGCAAATTTTGGCGCAACTTCTTATGCATTTTCAGTCCCCAGCGGCTTTGGAAATTGGTAGTGATGACCTAAAAATGCTTTATTCGGCCTGGGGATAATATGGATATTCGGTTTGTTACTTATTCTTTCAATACTAGTGACGGAACTTCAGGCCGTACTATGCCTGAACGGTTATCCGATATCAAAAATATAAAAGATTTCGGGGCCGACCCGACCGGGGCTAACGCTTCTCAAACCACAGCGGCAGTTCAGGCAGCCGTTGATGCCGCCACCGCAGAGGGTGGCGGGACTGTATATTTCCCGGTGGGATTTTATACTCTAAACGACACAATCACATTTAATTACAATGGGAATATCGGAATCCTTTTTATCGGTGATTCGGGAACCACTCTTTCCTGCAACATAAATGGCTTTGTCTTTGACCGACACGACGTTAACTCGGGATCGCCAAGTTATACGGGCGGAAACTGGGTGTTTGAAAAACTTAGTATCCAAAACTCAAACACTGGCTCGTCGGCTGGTGGTGTCCGTGTGGGGTCAAGTCTTAGCGCAGCATTTCGTGATTGCGGAATTTTGGGACAGGTCGCTGTAACGACAGAGGATAGTCCTGGAAATAGCTCTCAAAACGTTCTTTTTGAAAACTGTAGATTTTCCGGTCCTAATGCCTCACCTTATACAGCAAAGGGAGTAGTTATTGGCGGTTCAGGTGTTTTATCTGGCTGTGATTTCGTCTCAACTAGTACAGGTCTAACCGCATATGGTTCTGGACTTGCTGTCTATAGTTGCCGTGCGGAAGGGTGCAATATAGGGTATCAATTCGGGTTGGATAGTGCCGGGACTGATCAAGGAGCATCTGGCTTTTCACTCGCCTCTTCTAGCGGTGAAGCCGATGTAGTCGGCTATGATTTTGCTGGAACATGCACAGGTTTTATTATCAGTGGTTGCGGCATTCTTGGTCATGGGGTGCTAAATTCTGGTTATCCTAATGGCACCGCAGCTGATTATGGGTTTCGAATAAGCTCTAGTTGCTCCTATGGACTGTTTTTAAATTGCAGTCAAAACAGCGTTGCCTTAACCGCTGGCTTTTCTATAGCGACTGCGAGTAGTCGCGCAAATCTAGTGTTTAAAGGCTGCACTGCCCAAGCAGTTAGTGGTGGCACACCTTGGGTATTGCCCTCCAATGCTTATACAGCCTTGTTTCAAGACTGTGATACTTTTCCAGTGTGGACCTATTCGCAGCTTCCAACGGGCGGCGACGTAGTTGAGGGGGATATGTATAACATATCGGATGGTACTAACGGACTAGCTTGGGGCGCTACAGCGACTAACACAGGAACCCACACAACCCACTATCTGGTCCGTTACAACGGCACAAACTGGACTGTGGTTGGCAAATGACTAATCCATTTACGGCATTTGCATTTCCAACGGCGGACGCGGGAACGGTTGGGCACTCGCGCACAATGCCTGATAGGCTGGTGGACTTTCATAATGTTAAAGATTTTGGTGCAACTGGAGACGGCGTTACCGATGATTGGTCTGCAATCATGGACGCCATCAATTGGACAACCTCGACTACTAACAGGGGTAGAATCTTCTTTCCTCCAGGAACTTATGTCGTTTCCGCGCCGATTGTTCTAGCATCGGCTACTGTCGGTAACACAATTTCCTTTCTTACTGGGTGCTACGGCGCGTCAACCATAGTGGGAAACTTTAATGATTATGTAATTACTAGAGGCGTATCGGCATCAAGCCAGTCATTTATTGAGAAACTAAACATTGTAAATAACCATGCGACTGGTGGCGGCATCAGACTTGGGGGAGAAGGCGCAGCTCTCAGAGACTGCAACATAACTGCAAACATTGGGATTAATACCACGGCGGATGACAGTGTCGATGGCGGATCAACTTCGTTAGAATTTACTCTCATAAACTGTCAGGTGAATCCAGGGATTCATACCTCTGGTTCAATTGGTATTGTCTCTGTAGCAAACGGAGCGATCAGTAATTGCCGTATCACGGGTTACGAAAAAGGTGCCATTACTTGGGGACAGCAAGGTGGCCACTCCTTTCAAGGTTGTTATTTTGAGGGCAATCAGTTCGGTGTTTATGCAGGATTGAAACCAAATCTGGTAACGCAATTTGATGCCGGATCGTTGTTCGTGGGATGTTGGTTTAAAAACAACGGCACGGCTCTTTACCTGCCCAATTCAGGGGGGCAGACACTTATGAAAGGCGTCCGTATTGACGCTGATGAAAGTGTCACGGTTTATGGTAGCAGACCGCAGTATGGCATCCAAATAAATAACGCTTTAACAACTTTCTACGGTGTAACTGTATCTGGTCAATACGAACAGGCGGCGATTGCTGTTGACAACTTAAATACACCATCAGGTTATATTGGGGTTAGTGCAGCTAATAGCAGCACCCATGGCGGCGTGCCTTGGAGTATTATAAACGGTGCGTTTTCCAAATACACCGGCTGTAACGCCACGGTAGTGCCCGCGGCGGGTGATCTAGTCTGGTCCGCTCTGATAACTTCGGTGACATGCTCGGGGAATACAGCAACTCTTCATGCTAACTTTAGTAATATTACTAACCTATTTGGAACGTATAACGTCCTTATTTCTGGTGTACCGGTGTCTGGTTATAATGGAAGTTTCGCAGCAACATTTACAGGTCTAAGTACTTTTACCTATACGATTGTTGGAGGGCCACTGGCAAGTTCAAGTGGTGGCACTGCTGCTATAAATGTATTTCAGCTGTTTGAGGGCCAAGAATTCAATATCGGCGACAGCGAGACAACCACGTGGTCAGATAACGCGTTTGGTGGTGGCTCCACCCATGCCTGGGTAAGATACAGTGGACAAAGCCTAAACGTGGTCGGGATATAACATTCACGAGGCGGTGAGGTAAATGAGAAGAATCGTAGTCATCGTCTCCAATACGCATGCCAAGAAGATAACGCCCCCAGCTTCACCGCCGCCTCCGCCGCCAACGTTTGACACTCTCACGGATAATTCCGACGTTCCACTTGATAATGGAAGCGGCGACATCTTGACTACGTAAAAAGGCTACGAAATGGCCTTCGGCGACCTCAGAGGCACACTTACCGGCAATGCTAACAGCATCACCAATCCCTCCGATCTGACGGGGTCTGTTGCTGTTGCGACAGGAGACCTAATCTTCGTCGCGTTTTGCCAGCAGACCAACCTAACGGCCACTGGCTGCACGGACAATCTGAGCAACACTTATTCCGCGACCAATGCGGGAAACGATACTGGAACTCAGACTGGAAGGGCGTTCTGGGCCAGGGCGTCAGCCCCAGGGACTTTGACTACGGTCCACGTCGCTGCATCTGCTAGCACAAACGATTATGCTGGATTCGTTGCCGTTATAGCTGGTCCGGTCTCGTTGAGTCCGTTGGACACCAACCCGGCGAATGGCACGGCTGATCTCACGTCGCCGTTTACATGCCCATCAACGGGGACGCTTGCGCAGCCGCAGGAGATTGTCATCGCGTGGATGACGGCGCCTTCGTCGGCAACGTTCTCGGCCAGTTCGCCTAATCTTCTGGCTGGCCAGGCCAACAATTCCTCGAATGCGAAGGCCGTTGTAGGCTATCAGGCCGTTAATTCGACATCCGCTGTCGCTCCTGAATTTACAGGGACAAATCCTGGTGAAATTACGCTTGGGACCAACTCCTTCAAGCTCGACATTAGTGCGTTGCAGTGGCGCGGCATTGATTCATCGCCGGAAGTGCTGACGCGACCAAGGGCTGAAATGGTGGCTTACTAGATGTCGCGGACGCTTTATCCTGCTAGGCAAGAGCCGGTATTGACGCCGGAACAGCGGCCAGAGCAGGTTACCGAAAGCCGTTGGCATCAGTTACTCACCGAACCACGTCGCGCGAAAGCCATAGCGGTTGCGGCGATTTCTGGGGCAGTCTTTGTTCCGGTTGTAGCCAGCACTGTCATCAATTCAGTTCAGCTTAGCACCACCGACGCGCCTCGCGTTCAGTCGTTGCAATATCAGGTCTCTGCGACGCCGGTTCTAGTGTCGGCAGCGGCACCGGAGACAATCACCGCCGATAAATGGCACAGCCCGTTGGCTGAACAGCCGCGACGAGCGCGGCCGGTTCCGGGTGGCATCTCGGCGTTCTATCCCGCCCCCATTAGTGGTAGCGGTACCGGTTCGGTTCCTGCAATATCGATTGCGATCCCAACCGTCCAGACGTTCCAATATCAGGTCGCGGCGGCCGTTCCTGTGGTCGCAGAGTTAATCGGTGCCGACAAGTGGTTTACTCAATTCCAGTTTCCGACACGCCGCGTCGGGTTGTCTGCCCGGAACCAACAGGTATTGGCGCGTGTTGGATTCGCCCCCTTTGCCGAAACCGTATCTGTTGACCGTTGGCTAGAGCCGCTTTCTGAGCAACCTCGCCGCTCGCGCGCGGTCGGCTTAGACGCGCACGGGTTTGTGGCAGTCGCCGACGCAACGACGACTGACAAGTGGTTTAGTTCTTTCTCCGTCCCAGCACGACGGACGGGCCTTGGTGTTCCCCACCAACTATCCTCAGCCTATGTCGAGGCTGCTCCATTCCCGGAATCAGTTACCGCAGATCGCTGGTTCGGGCTATTTTCTGAGCAGCCCCGTAGGCCGCGATCGGCCTCGCTAGTCGCCCCTGGATTTACTCCAACTGTCGAAGCAATCGCGCCTGACAAATGGTTCGCGTCGTTCTCTCTGCCAACACAGCGCAAGGGCCTCGGTACCCCTCATCATCAGGCGGCGGCTTATGTCGGATCGTCGCCGTTCCCTGAAACGACCACGCCTGACCGGTGGTTTTCCGACCTTTCCAAGCCAAATCGGAGTGGTGGTCTTGGTGTTCCGCACCAACTGGCATCGGCCTACACTGGCGCGTCTCCGTTCGTTGAATCGGTAACCGTTGATCGTTGGTGGGGTCTGTTCTCAGAGCAGCCCAGGCTGCGGCGATTAACGAACCTGGACGCTGCTACGCTGGCGCCCCAGGTCAGTGAAAACATTACGTCCGATAAGTGGTTCGCTAACCTTTCGCTGCCGACCCGGGTAGCAGATCGTAGTGCGGCTCAGAGACCACAAGCGCTTGCGCTGGTGCAGTCGTCGCCGTTTGCCGAGACAACTACATCAGACCGGTGGTTTGCCAATCTTCCGTTGCCAACGCGGCGTGTTGGTCTTGGCGTTCCGTATCAAGTGGCCGCCGCTTATGTCGGTGCATCCCCGTTTGCTGAGACGGTTAGCGTTGATCGCTGGTGGGGTCTATTCTCTGAACCTACTCGTCGGCGGCGAAATGCCGGACGAGATCTGGCGTCCGGTCTAACGACTTCCGTTGAATCGATTACGTCTGACAAATGGTTCTCGGACCTTTCCCTGCCAACGCAGCGAATCCGTGATGCGGCTCGGTGGCAGACGTTTGCACTAACCGAGGCGTCACCGTTTGCCGAAAACGTCAGCGCTGATCGCTGGCTTATCCCGTATTCCGAGCCTGTCTGTGTTCGGTATGGGCACGGGCAAGATGCTGCATTTGTCCCTGTCGTCATCGCTGCTAGTGGCGATAATGTCGGCGCCGTTCCGTCCAGTTGGACGGTGACCCCACAAATCTTTTCGTTCCAATACCAAGTCGTGGCGGAATCTCCATTTACGCCGCCATCGGAGACGATCACCCTAGATAAATGGGCAGGCCAGTGGTCATCCAGGCCGAGCGGAAGATTTGCGGCTAGCAGCCCCGATGCCGCTTTTGTCTATCTGGTTCCAATTACTGGCGACAACGTCGGTGCTGTCCCGACCAATTGGTCGGTAGCTCCGAAAGTCATCTCATTCCAATATCAGGTATCGGCAAAGGCTCCATTCACTCCCGCCGCTGCGCAGGCGACTACTGCCGATAAGTGGGCTAGCCAATGGTCGCTCCATCCTGGTGGTGGATTCTGCGTTATCGATTGCAGTTCGACTTTTATCGCCATCGAAAATGTCACCGAAGACAGGTGGCATCAACCATTCTCGGAGCCCGTCCGGTCTCGTCCTGGGATTTCGGTCGCTAGACGGCAGGACGCTTCCGCTTTCTCTCCGACCGTTTTCGCGACGCCTGGAAGCGGCGTCGGCGCGGTGCCGACGAATTGGGCCGCGACTCCGAAAGTCTTTTCGTTCCAGTATCAGGTATCGTCCAATGTGCCGCTGGTGGCAGCATCGGAGACGATCGCCTCTGACAAATGGTTCCGGCCGCTACTCGATCCAAGCCGAAGGATTGGGCTTCCAGTCCACCAACAGCAAACGTTAGCCCTCACGAAGGCATTTCCGTTTGCCGAGGCGGTCTCGGTTGACCGATGGCAGGAGCCATATTCTGAGCCTGTACGTATTCGGTTCGGTCGCGGCATCGATACATGCTTGGTTCAACTCGTCGCTTCCACGCCGTCTACAGATCCGCGCTGGCTATCGGCCTTCTCTGAACCGGTCAGGTCAAAGCTATGCCTTTCATCGCAGCAACAGTCCACCCTGGCATTTGTAAAAACTGCTCCGTTTGCGGAAACGGTCTCTCTTGACCGGTGGCTGCAACCTTATGCAGAACCGGTGCGGTTGCGCCGTTCCAGCGGCCCTGACATCGCGCTAGTTCAGACCGTCGCGAGTACCCCGGCTACCGATCCAAGGTGGCTATCTGCATTCGCTGAGCCAGTACGGTCGCGGTTAGGGCTATCGGCGCAACATCAGGCTGCGCTCGAACTAGTAGAATCAGCCCCGTTCACCGAGACGGTGTCTGCTGATCGGTGGCTACGAGCGTATTCTGAGCCATTACGTACCCGCCGCAGTCTTGGCACGGACACGTCTCTTGTCCAGACTGTCCAGAGCGTTGCGGACCCGCGGTGGCTATCGCCCTTTGCTGAGCCAGCCAGATCAAGGCTAGGCCTTTCTTCGCGGCAACAGGCAACCCTAGCGTTTGTAAAGGGCTCTCCGTTCGCCGAAACCGTATCGATTGACCGGTGGCGGCAGCCCTACTCCGAGCCCGTACGGATTCGGCGCGGGCGAGGCATCGATACTGCCCTAGTCCAAATCGTTCCTCCTACTCCGTCGCTAGACCCGCGGTATCTTTCGCCATTTGCCGAGCCGCTCCGGTCAAGATTGGGCCTCTCGGCGCGGCAACAAATCTCCCTTGCGTTTGTCCAAGTCGTTCGCCCAATCCCGTCCTACACGCCGTTGCAACGTCGTGTTGCAGTGGTGGCGGAAAATAGGGCCGAGAGCGTGGCGCTGGAATCTCGATCAGTCGCGACCGCGGCCGATGCATCGCGGGCAGCAACCGTTGTGGCAGAGTCAAGATCGGCCTTGGTCAATGCCGAAGACAGATCGGCTGTTACGCCGTCCGAGAACTAAAGGGAGCCGTGGAAAATGCCATTAGCCTGGGCGGCTCCGCTCGATCCACAGGAACTGAAAGACTACTCCAACGATTGGGCGGCAGAACTCACTGAGACCAGCGATACGTTGGTTACGAGCACGTTCCGGTTACCTAGCGATGCCATCGCCGCTGGACTTGAGATTGACTCCCAATCGGCCACTGCGACCGGGGGCGTCGTCTTCTTCGATGTCAACGTGGCTGACCAAGATTCTCCCGACTGGGACGACCCCACCGGAACGATATTCCGCATCCCGCATCAGATTACGACGACTGGCGGTCGCCGCCTTGAAGTTTCGATATTCCTGACGGTGATGCAGAAATGAGCGAGCGCAAATTGATATCGCTCTGTGGCCGGGAGACCTGGGCGCACATCGTGCCATTGTCGCCAAGCGAATGCATAGTGCTAGCCCCGGCTACGCATGGCGGTGCATGTCGTATGGTCCCTAACGTAACTCCCGGGACGCGATTTACCTACGCAGGCGAACAATATGAAGTGGTGAAGGCATGGGATGAGGCGGCGCGTAACGTCCCAGCCGGTGCGGACCAGCACGCCAAGACCAGCCCTCACGTAGCTATCGACAAGATGGAAGTCGCGTACCATCAAAGCCGTATCGGCAAGTTTCTGGATCTACTCTTGGTCAAGGTCGGGTCGTGAATCCGGATCGCGTGAAGGCGTCCTATCTGCGCGCCATGACTGATCTTGTGATTGTGCGCCGCTATACTGGAACGGGCACGGGCCGACCGCATTTTGATGTCACGGCCAAGGCGCGAGTGATGGGGGATTCGGCTCAGGAGCTAGTCGGAACCAAGCTTCTCGAAGGTGATCGCAAAGTCATTTTGTATGCTGACGATCTGATCGGAAAGATGCCACTTCCGTTGACGGCTGACGACAAGATCGTCGTGCGTGGTAAGGAGATGGCCATCGTTGCTCCTCCAGATGACTCAACAAGAAGCATCAACGGCGTGTTGATTGCCTACGAAATACAGATCCGTGGGAACTAAACAAAGGAGATTGAAAATGTGGGAATTTTGGTACAAGCGGCACAAAGACGCTCCAGAGGGCGGCGAAGCCTATGACGATTCGCATGTTGCCGAGATGGACAATCAGGATGCCGCTAACCAGGTCTATGACTTCTACGACGGCAGCATGACCAAGCAGTTGTGGGTCGAGTCGGGCGGCACTTGGACGCAGGGAATTCGCGATCCTGACGGCAACGAAGTAGGCCGGTAATCGAGACCAGTGCGGGTGACCGATGGCCACGACCACCCGCATTGATCCAATCGCACGCGACATCAAATTGATCGTCGCACAAGAGACTTCGCGATCTGCGGCACAGGCTAAGATCGCTGAATATGCCCGTGGTGTTCTGGCCGAAGCCAAGTCGCAAAATGCCAGAGCGCTCGGTCATGAGACGCCATATAAGACTTGGGTAAACGGCACCGAAGGCGGGACGGAAGAGAACGTCAATCCGGACGGCGGCAGCATCGCCTATGAGTTCGAGTTATTCAGCGAGGCAGTTGGCTGGATTTATGACCAGCTCAGGCAGCACGCGCCGAAAGGCCCGACTGGACGTTATGAGCGAAACTTGGTCGTGTATGCGGACGGCAGCCAAGTCGGCGATCCGAATAAGCCGCCGACCGCAGATGAATATGTCTTCGTCGATACGGTCGCCTATGCTCGCAAGGTCGAGCGATGGCATGACGTGTTCCAGGCAGTTGCCGCAATAGCTCGCGGACGATTCGGCAATCTGGCAAAAATAGACTTCGGTTATCGCCCCTTGCAGTCAGGCGATCTGGCGAACTGGGCGCGCAAGAGCACGCATCGCCGCGTCAGGCGGCGGAATCCTTCGACCGAATGGCTATCGGCTGCACCGGCCATCATTATGAAGATGCGCTGATATGGCAAGTCTAGCGGTCTGCCAGGCGATTGAAAGTCGCCTCACGGCTAACTTTACTGCGGTGCGATTGTGGGCAACTCCTAACACAGAGTCGCAGGCCCCTTCAGATGGCGCGCCCTTCCTATTGATTAGCTATCCGGTTGCTAACGAGGATATCGTCGGCTTAGGCGTCCCCGGGCAGAGGCTTTATCGCGAGACAGGTGCATTTGTGATCACGCTCTGCGTTAACCGCGGCGAAGGCACCGGACAGGCACTCGCGTGGATTGAGACGCTGCGCACCCTATTCCGTGGCGTTGACGGCACGAGCATGGCCTCTGGCTTGCTTATTACTTATGCCCCATCGCCAGCCGTTGAGGACATAACGGAAGCGGACCCGTACTACCGGCTGTCGTTCGCGACACCCTACCAATTCGATCTGCAAGGCTAAATCCCAGGAGACATCGCTGTGAAGCACACGGTCCTAAAGCCGTTCAAATCTGCGCGCCAGAAATTTAAGAAGGGCGACGAACTTGGCCCGGAGCACGATGTGGCACCGCTCACGCATGAGGGCCTCATCGATGGCGGCTTCATCGAAGAAGTGAAGGACGACGAGCCTGCTGTGCAGGCGCACGAGTAATTTCCGCTCAAACCCTAGGAGACCACCACCGTGGCCGCTTCCAGCAATCGGACTCAAGTTACCTCTGTTGAAGAGGTCACGCTCGGCACGACGCCGAATACTCCGCGCATGCGCGCGCGTCGGTTTACTGGCGAGACGTTGGCCTATAAGCCGACGTTTTCGGACTCCGAGGAAATGAGGCCGGACGGCACCTCGTCTGACCCGATCCTGACGGGAACCGATAACACCGGGCCGATTAACTTCGAATTTCACTACCCCCTGCCGAACTCGCCGCTTGACAGTGACATCAAGTCCAGCATGCGCGCGACGTGGACGCAGACTCCTGAGCGGGATAACGATGGAACGGCCGACAGCGTAATCACGGATATCGGCACGACTACCGACACCGTTGCCTGCACGACAGGCGCAGCTTTTGTCGCTAGTCAACTCGTTCGGTTCTCTGGCAATTCCAATTCCGCCAATAACGGCACATTCAAGTGCACGACCGGTTCGGCGACGGCCCCGGTATTTGCCAGTTCTGGTTTTGTTGCAGAAACGGCGCCGCCTGCCGCTTCGCGCATGAAGGTGGTTGGATTTGCGGGCGCATCCGGAGACATCACAGCAACCTCGACTGGGTTGGGCTCTAGCTCGCTCGACTTTACTACGCTCGGCCTTATTGTCGGCATGTCCATTAAGATCGGAGGATCATCAACGAGCAATAAGTTTGCTACGGCTGCGCTGAATGTAACGGTTCGCATTACAGCCATTGCAGCGCATGCGATTACACTCGACAATCGGCCGTCTGGATGGACGACCGACGCTGGTACTGGCAAACTGATTTGGGTGTTCTTCGGGGACCATATCACGAATGGAACCACGCGCCTTTCGCAGACTATCGAGCGCGCATTCCTTGGGCAGGGAACTCCGACCTACTTTGTGCATACGGGCATGGTCGCCTCGAAATATTATCAGACATTCCAAGCCCAGAAGCCGTTGACTGGTAACGTCACCTACCTGGGCATGACCGGAAGTCAGAGTACATCGACGCTTGATGCCAGCCCAGACGCGACGTTGTCGCTGGCATCTTTCCCTGTCTTTGCTGCGTCAGCCAACGTCGGCCGTGTGACCGAGAACGGTTCTTCGATTGCTGGCCCTAACTTCTGCCAGACGTTCGAGTTCACCATCGACTGGTCCCCGACAGCATCTCTCGATATCACTGCCCTGGGACCGCAGGATATTACTCAACACGAGATGATGGTCACGGGAAAATTCGAAGTGGAGTTCGGCGACAATTCGCTGCTCACTCGTTTCTTCGCCGGTACAGCGTCCAGCGTGTTGATCTACGTTAACAAAAGTAATCGTGGGTTTGTCTGGCAGTTCCCGCGCATCACCTATAACGGGGACGGCAGCCCGAATGCAACTGGCAGGAATCAGAACGTGAAGCTGCCGTTGTCATGGAAGGCTTCGCGCGATGACGCCTTGACTAATGCACAGGTAATCATGGACCGATTTGAATACGTCGAATAGGAGCATTTGTGAAGAAACTCAAACTCACGTCAATTCGTGCTGGTCTTGATCGGCAATATGTGGGCGATTGGGTGCCGTATCCCGTATGGAGCGGCGTCCGCTTCAACGTGTCGTCGCCAAAACTGCCGGCCTATCAGCGCGCAATGGAGAAGAACGCTCGCGAATTTGCTAAAAAATTCACGTCGGCCGCCGATATTTTGTCCGATGAGGCGCGCGAGTTTGGCCGTCAATCTGACGTGCATCTAGTTTGCGAGTATATCTTGCATGGGTGGGATGGCATCGACGTGGATTATTCCCCGGATGTCGCGGAGAAGTATCTCCTAGATCCGGAATACGAGGCGATGTTCAACGCTATAAAATGGTGCGCGAACAAGCTCGCCGAGATCAATGCCGAGTATATCGAGGACGTAGCAAAAAACTCCGAAGAGCCCTCCGCTACCGCATGACGCGGCAGGGTGATGATGAATGGCGGGCGCGGCTTGCGGCCGAAGAGCCGGATGCGATGTTTCTGGCCCCTTCGCAGGAAGATACGTCAGCGGGCGTGCTCCCGTCAGGGTGCGGTTGGTTCTGGAATGCTTTCGCTAGGCTCTCGGCTGGGCGCCCTCGTGTTTCGGAAAGCGTTTGCCCTCCTGGCATGCCGCCAATGACGTTGGCGCGTGATCTCCCAATCCCATGGACGCATGTGGACCGCTACGCAGAGCACCACGGGCTTGCCGCCGAGGAGCGTTCTGAGTTCGAGTTCATAATCTTCGAGATGGACCGCGAATATCTGACGATCGCGGCTGAAATTCGCTCCGGTAATGTCGGGGCAGGCGACGAGAGTTAAAAGGCTTCATGGACCTCGATACGATCCGTCGCATAACCATCATTACTCAGCAGCAGGGGGCGGAAGCCGCTGCGGCTGAGTTGCAGAAGCTTGCCGATGCTGAGCAGAAGCTGACTGTTGCATCGGATCAACTTACCCAGAAGTCGGCATCGGTTGAGAAGTCGTTCACGTCGTTGCAGGCGAGAATTGACCCGACATTCCGCGCGCAGCAGAACGCGGAGAAGGACACCCGCGCCTTAGCCAATGCTATGGCGCAGGGATTGGTCCCGAGCGCGACCCGTGCGGCGGACGTTCTTGGTCTTATCAATCAGCGATACAAGGACACAATAGACCGCGCCCACTCGGCAGCGGAAGGTCACTCCCTTTTTGGGCGGGCCATGGATGGCGTGCGCGAAAGCGCCACTGAGTATGCTGGTGAGCTTGGCCTGGTCGGCAGGCTTATGGCCGACATTGGACCAGCCGGTATTGCTTTAGGCGGAACAATCGGCGTTGCCGCTATCGCCTACGAAAAGGCCAAAGAATCTGCGAACGAATTTGGCCAAGAGATGTTGCGCTTACGCAACGTGTCACAAGTCACGGGGTTGACCACCACGGAATTTCAGGCCCTTCAGGAAAAGGCCGCTGAATTTGGCGTATCGGGCGAGCAGGCGGGGAGGGGACTTGAGCGATTTTCCGCTCAGATGGATCAGTTTAAGCAGCGGGCTGGTCCTCTTTATGAGTTAATGACTCGTATTGACGATGGCCTCGCCCAACAGATGGTGCATGCGGGATCTACCCGCGAGCAGATTGATCTCCTATCCAAGGCTTATGAAGGGGCCACAAAAGAGCAGCAAGCTGCGTTGAGTAAAGCCACGTTTGGCCGGGCGGCGGGCGGGTTATTTGATCTGGGCTCCGCGATTAAAGCACTCGGCGAAAGTGGCGGCATAGAAGCCGCGGTTCATCATGCTGGAGACGCTATTGACAATGACCTGATAAAGCGCGTTGCCGAGTTGAAGACGCAGGCCGATGACGCCGGGAGACGCGCGTCTGAGGTTTTCAATTCTATTTTCAGTGAAGCACTGCTGTCGCGTCAGAAGACGTTTAATAACCAGTTGCTTGAAGCGGCGAGGGTGCTGAAGGATTTTTCTATCAATCCGAGCGCTGGTAAGGTCATAGACCTTTTAAGTTCTGGGGCGAGGTCTGGCTATAATTTTCTGTCCTCACCATTCCCGGTGCCCCCAATCCCGAGCAACGAGGAATTGAATAATAACAATCCGGCACCAACTGCGCAACAGTTTGTGAGTGGCCTCGCAATCTCGCAAGGCAATGCGAATAAGAACATCGTGTCTGGCGCAGACATTGCAAACATTATGTCCGCGAAGGACGGCGTCCAACAATTGAACCAGCAGATTCAGACCGGAACTGGTCTTACGACCAATTGGCGGGCTGCGGTTCTGGGGTTTGGCGAGGCTGTCGTTAGCGCCGGCCATGAGATGGAATTAACCTGGGAGAAACAGATCCGGGATGGTGACGAGGTTGCACGTAGATATGACCAATTAAGTCAAAAGATTAAAACGACCGCGCATGATTTGGAGGATCTGAAGGCTGCACAGGGGGCAGGCGGCACCTCGGAATCCTTACAGCCAGCGATCAATTCCGCACAGGTTATGCTGCAAACCGAGAAGGACACGAAGGCTGAAACCGACAGGCGCAACGAATCCTTGCTTTCACTGCAACAGTCATATTCCGGTCTGCTTGGTGATGGCCAGCAAATGACGCTGGAGACGGTTAAGACTGTTGCTGCCCAGCACGAGCAGTTGAGTGTTGCTCAGGCTGTTGGCGTTGCTCAGCGTCTTGCATCGCAAGAGACCGCGACGCGAAATACATTGATGCAACAGGGCAAATCATTCGATGAGGCATCCCTGGTTGCGTCTAACCAGAGGCAGATTTCGCAGGCGGAAATCAACGCTGGCGGTCAACAGCTTCTCAATAGAATGCGCGACCAGTATGGCGTGGCCAATGCCACGACGGCGCAGGAAAAGATACAAGCGCAATATATTGCCACGCGAAATCAGCTAATAGCCGGCGGTCTGCCTATCGAACAGGCGAGTGCCATTGCCGGCCAAGAGAAGATGAATGCGGAAGCTGCGTACAATAACGTCCTGAACCATGCCATCGCCCTCGCGTCTGCCGTTACCGGGGAAGAGAAGCTTCAAGCCATGTACGCCGACGAGCGCAAGGTGGCGCAGGCGGAAATCAACAGCGAGACGAGCCGGCATGTTATCGACCTGCAACGATCAACCGAATTGATCCAGGCGCAAACCGCCGATATAGGTACTGGCAGCTCAGTTGAGGAAGCGCGGGTCAAGATTGCGCAGGCCTATCAAAAAGCAATCGAGGATGGTGCAGATGCGCAGCATGCGTTAGCGGCTGCCACTGCTACGGCGGCAAATGAGCAAGCTAGGCTTGATCAGCAAGCAGAACAAACTCGCCAGACATTAGTGAAGCAAGCTCAGGCAGAGGAAGACGCTGCGCAGGCTGCGGCTAAGCAAAGCGCAGCAGCGACATCCCCGAAGGGCATACCTATCGGCCCCGGCCCTAAATACGTGTACGCCGGGCAATATGGCGTGTCGATTGACACTGCCAACATCCCTGGAACTCCACAATATCAGGCCAATCAGAAGCAGGTGCAGGACGCTTTCCAGATTCAGTCCCAGCTTTACATGGCCGAAGAGGCAAAAAAGACAGAAGCGGCAAAGGCCGAAAACGTCTTCGCGCAAGGTGTGCTCGGCGGCAAGGATGCGAAGGCACTATTCCAGCAGTTGCTATCGCAGGGCTTTTCATCTCCCGATTATACGACGGACTACTCGGGAAAGACGAAAATCTATTCCGATCTGAATTCACAACTGAACATGGCTAAGGAAGCTGGATATTCGCCGCAAGAAGAACTCGATCTGTTGCAGAGTGGGCAACTCGGCAAGGGGGCGTCTTTCAGTGATATTCTTGATGCGATGAATACCTTGAAAGATTCTATCAATCAAAACACGACCGCTACTAACAATAACAGTGCAACAATAGACCCGATCTATAGCCAAGGGCACGCCGCCTTACAGATCGGTTATTACGGTCAGGGCTCCGTGGCCGGGAACATTACCGCGACGGATTGGGGTAATTCGGCCGTCAATCCGCTGTCGGGGCCGACCACGACTGCGCTGGGCAATCCGATTGGCATATTCAATCCCAACAATCCGACGCCAACGCCGGTCACAACGCCTGGGTCATCTTCGTCCGGAACATCTGGCGGTGGCCCGGACGGCAGGGGCGTCGGTAACGGAAGTCCAACATTCGGCGTGGGGGTCAACGGATCGTCCGGAAGTAACTTCGTCGGTGGTGCTATCGTTCTTGGCGGCGATTATATGTCCGGTCATCCAAGCAGCACTCCGAAAACCGATCCGAATCATCCTGGAATGATATGGGTTGGGGCCGGCATTTCGGGAGGGCGCTGGGTCAACGCTAACGACTTCTACGCCAACCCTGGAATGTACGAGACGCTGGCCGGCGGCGGCATTATGACTAAATGGGGCCGGGTGCCGCTGAAGAAATATGACGGAGGCGGCATCGCCCGATCCCCTCAGTTGGCCATGTTCGGAGAGGGCTCGAGTCCAGAGGCATTTGTGCCAGTTCCCTCTGGCCGCATTCCGGTGGAATTATCAGGAAAGTCGGGCAACCTGACCAATTATAACGTGTCCAATAAGACCGTGAACATTAATGTTCCTGCCGGGATGGACTTGAGCAATCGTCAAACTAGGCGACACCTCATCGAGCAGTTTGGGCGATAATTAAACGATGGCCGCTGATCTCTCCATCTTGCCTAACAAATTCAAGCTTGACGCCAAGTTTGGGCTGGAGGATTTTTCCGTAGTCCAGCCCGGCGATACGGGGATCGATTTTACCATTCGGTTGACTCCCTATCCTCGTAAGCAGTTCACGGTCTCGTGGCCGGTCTATTCGTCAGAGGAAATTGAGGACTTTTTTGAGATATATGGACGGCACACGGCCTTTCTTATCTACGGGCCGAGAGAAAGAGATAATACATTTACCAATCAAAACATAAGAACGGACGTATCTCAGACCGACACGTTTCAGTTGCTAAATGTCCGCCAGGCCTCTGGCGGCAGCCTTACATCAATTAGAGCGATCACACACCCGAAACAAGGGACCGTTGTTATTTCCTGGAATAGCGTCGTCCGAACCGAAAACACGGATTACACGATTGATTACAATACCGGCGTCGTCACGTTCCTAGGCGGCCATGTCCCAACCGCGGGGCTTCCAGTTATCGCCAGCGGCAACTATTATATCCCGGTTAGGTTTGATACCACTACGTTTCAGGTAACCGTTAGGCAGGCTGCGACAGCGAACTTATTCCAAGAGACTGCCGAGGCGACCCTGATTGAGGCTCTGGATCAATAGCCCGTGTCGCACAGCTATACATTCACAATCGCGCCGGGGATGGCGCTAGCTCGGCTCTATACGATTACGAGGATCGACGGCACCGTCATTCGGATTACAAATTGGCCGCAGGCTATAGGCGATCCGACTGGAGATGAAATCTGGCTGCCCGTGCCCGGCCTAAAAATGTATGACATTACGGAGCGTGGCGACGGCACGCCGGCTTCGACCCAATTGGGTGTGGGCGCTTACTCTGGCGGGACTGTTGATATACTCGATGTCGTGCAGGGTCTTTATGACAGGGCAACGATCGAGATCGATCTAGTCAACCCTCTTATTTTGAACCCGCCGCGCAATTTGGAATTCTACGGCGTTATTGGGAACGTGTCCCGACCAATT